TACCAATACCGTTTGCAGTAGAGGTAACAATAACCTTTGTATCCTTACCTGATGAAATAACCGGATAGGTAGAGGTATAGAACTCTGCAGCATTCTCTACAAATGCAAATTCGTCCAGATATAGTAGATTGACCGACATACCACGAATAGAACTACCTGATGTTGCTGCAGAGACAATTCGGGAGTTATTACTAAACTCTATGGATCTTTTATTCAGCGCTTTGCATCCTGGCTGCAAAAAGAATGGTAAGTTCTCTAGCATCAGTGTTACTCTTCCGAGCATCTCCTGTGCCGTAGCACCTTTGTTCGCCAAAATGGCAATAACTTTTTCTGGATGGAATATCGCATACCACAAAAGATAAGCCACGCTAGAAATAGACTTACCAGATTGGCGACAAGCAAGTACAATGTTAAATCTATTAGAATTGAATTTATCAAACATCTGCTCCTGATATGGATAGAGCTCAAAGGGTACTAGCCCCAAGTCTAGGTGTATAATTTTACAGTAATGCTTAGCAAAATATCCAGGATCCTTCAAACATTTGCTATACTCTATAACTTCATCTCTTGCGAAATTATGAACAACACCATCACGCTTAATATTAATATTACCTAGATATGTGTCATTCATCTTTCTTGTAATCGCTAATGTCAACTACCTTATCCTCATTATCTAGAAGCATACGCTGTAAGTCACTTGTGGAACCAATAAACACATTATTGGTAGTTTGATTAGCTACCTCTGCCGGCTTATCTTCTTTATTATAGTCTTTATGTTTTTTATGGAGATCTATTAAGTTACCGTTAATATCAGCAACGTGTTTCATCATATTAGAAAACACTTCGAACGCCCGCGGGTGCTCGGTCGCCCGAGCGACCTCCATCATCTCCTCAAGCGCATCAGTGCCTTTTGCTAGCAGGTCATGGTAATTTCTTCTAGCATATTCAAAATCATTATCAGCGTTATCTGCCATTATCTTTTCTCTGGATGTTCCAACTCACATTCACCGCAAGTACAAGATTCGCATTCGCATCCTTCAACATTACAGGGGTATGTTTCTTCGTGACATTCATGTCCGCAATCTGGGCATTCACTCATTTATTTCTCCTATGTGCTATCAAAGTTAAATAGATAGTCGTAATCAGACGAATCGTTGAAGCCATAATCACTGTCCGCGGAAACGTCAAATGGATCCGGCCTTGTTCTAAACGAGGCTACCTGAAGATCTGAATCTGCTAGGCCTCTCTGAATTTCATATATATCTGTCTGAGCAGTACGAATAACTTTAGAATCTGTAATCGGACCGTAGAAATTAATTCTCATATCAAAGGTCAAAGTATAAATGATAGTCCGTCTGGCTTCCAACGCATTTTCATAGTCATCAGAAAAATCTACCCCAACCAAAGCAAGAGGTACATCCTCTTTTATATCGGGATAACTATCGAAAGGCTTCATTGTCACTACATATTGAGGATTAAAATAAGGAAGTATTTGTTCTACAATCTGAAGCGCATCGTCCTGATTTTTAGCATAGATTGATAACTGAAAGCCTATATTATAAGGAACAAAACTATAGAACTTATTCCTATTACCGTAACCCGTTCCGGTCTGGGTGAAGTTATTAGTTTTCTGCAGCTGCCTTGCTGGATCATATCCGATGGTAGTTATCTCGAACGACATACGAGGTAGTTTCAACGCCACTTTAGAATCTTCAATTAGATCGGGTTGGGATCTAATACGATCAAGAAACTTACGCTGAGGCGCGTATGATAGTGGAACCTTAACCTGCGATATGACCTGACCAGAAGAGTTAGAACGGATAACATAAAGGTTATTAAAAAGTGTACCAAATACAGCAACACTTTTCCTTAGCTTCTGATGATAAAAATGTGTTCCAAGCATGTTTAACCTTTATATATTGATTGTAGGTGAGTTTCAAACTCTTCGACCTTAGCCAATCTATTTGGCCATAATATATATTCCTTTTCTGGATTCTTTTTTAAATTATTCAACAGAGGAACAATAGCGTTATAAAGTTTATCCAGCTTATCCTGAGTAGTACTTGCTTTGCTTTCAACTTCTTTAGCCGTAGCTCCAAGAGCCTGAACGGCTTCAAGCTCAGACTCATCTACCGCTGTAAATCCAAAATCGAATAAGTCGCTCATTTCATCAGTCTCTTAATAGTTGCTAGGGCTTTTTTACCGTCGGGGTGTCTTGGGTTTATGCTTACCTCATTACCATTCATAAAATCAGATATATTGGCAGATTTACCTAGAGAAGTTATCGCTTTATGTAAGGGATCTCTTGGGTCATATCTCGTCTCGAACCCCGGTTTACCTCTAAGCTCTACCCATTTACTATCACCTTTATTCCACATTTTAAGCACATCTTGTGATCTACCACGGATAAGCTTTAGCTTAATACCCTCTGATATATATGTTTTAAACCCAATCATTAGCTAGGATCTCCGAAGGGGTTAGATTCGCTGAAATCCAAGAAGCCGTCTGCAGCGGTTTCGAAATCATTATTCTGTTCATTTTGGGATATTTTATTATCTTCGCTCACAGATGACAATAGAACATTGTTAGTTTTCTCGCCGTCAGAAGATAATTGATATATTACTTTATTTGCTGCAAATTCGTGATATTTACCATCATTTGCTCCAATATGGACAAGACTTAATATATTGGTATTCGGATTCCATCTAACAACTTCACCAGACATAGTTACGCTATCTGCCAAATCTTGATATACCATATCGCCAGCAGTAAATCCAGCGCCATCACTATCCAAAGTCAATAGGTATGTATATGCGTATTCTTCTTCAATATCGTCAACTGCTTCCACACCAGTATCAAAGTCTTCGTCATTATATTCAAATAGCTCACAACGTAATTTATATACCGTAAGATTACTTAACTGGTAAAATGGTTCTTCGTGCTCTACCATCATTATTTGGAATAACTTATTAGACAATGGCAAATAGATCAGGTCACCCTCGAAAGGTCTTACACTCTGAACCTCGTTATCATACCGGGCAACCAATTGCGTCCATCTTTTCCTAGAAACCACAAAAGTTGCCTGATCCCTTATCTCAACTCCAAACTTAGTAAACAGATCCCCCTCACCACCAAATCCTTCTATGTTCTCGATGTACATCTCAATACGGTGGGAGGAGTTAAATCTTGACGGAACATCGTCGCCTAAAATTCTATCCTCGTTTACTATATCCCTTGGAAGATAATAAACATCCTGACCATACATCTTTAAGGATTCTATTACTAAATCCTCGTATAGATTTTGCTCCGATCTTACCTTTGGGCTAAAATAAAAATTAGTGGCCATAACCTATCCCACGAAAAAATCTACTGGAAGTTCGTATTCTAGTCTAATTCTTTCTCTTAACTGATTTATTTCATTTATAGCATCTTCGTAGATAACTCTTGCGTTAATCTGTACTCCGCCTGGAAGCTGCATACCTTCGAATTTCATAAGGTTCGAGCCCCACTGTCTTTTAACTACTGCAACTGCATATTCTTTTAGCCAAATGTCTTCCCACACCTGGGTGAAAGTGCTTTCATCGATGTAGACATAAGCTTCTAGTACAATATAATCGCCCTCTTGAATATCTTTATCGTCGATGTCGCCTCGAATATAAAGCCTATTCTGACGACGTGCGAAGTTTACCTGTGGGGATCCGGTTAATCTTTGATCTAGTAATGATAGGTATTGCTGCATCTGTTCATAATATGCTAAGTCCCCTATATACGTGTGAATATCGGCAATATCATTCAGGTGCATCTGATACTTAATATCAAAAAAGTTTCTGGAGGATGTCAGATTAGATCCTACACTAAACATTTTAATTACATGGAGAGCATCAGAAGGAACAGTGATATACTGATTAGCAATATCAGTTGCAGTCATCTGATGTTTAATATAAGTTCTGTGAACTGCATCAGAGTGAAATTCTCTCCAGTATGCTAAGGCCTCATCAACCCTATCTTCCATCTGTTGTTCTTCGACATTGATTTCTATAACTGGATCACCTAGGTCTCTTTTTATATAATCAATAAATTCGTCCCTGCTAGTAATTGCCATATTTTATATCCTTTAATATCTTACCTCTATTTATAAGGTTAAGAACCCCACACTAGAGTACTACCGACATAGATTGCAGAAACAGCCGTTGAACCAATAC